GTTGCCAAACGAGAAATAACTGAATTTGGTGGCGTCGATGACGGTGACGCGCACGTTGGAGAGGTTGTACGCAGTGCCGCCAAAACTGGTGGTGGTGACAAAGTCCCCCGTAGTCAACCCGTGCGCGACGCTGGTGGTGATTGTGACGGTGTTACCCGCATCACGTGCGCGCTTGGTGGACGACTTCTGTGTGAAAGCCTGTGCAACGGCGACAGGCTTCGCGGTTGGCAGCGGTAACCCCAGAATGTAGCTCGCACTGGGGAACTGGGTTGCGCTCGTGGCCAGTGTGTAGGTGGTGGCCTTCGGTGCGCCATCACCTGTGTAGTAAATTCGCTGGTCGGTGTCACCCTCTGCTTGCGAAGCGGCCACGTCAACGTCCGTGACCCAGTGCAGCCACTTGGTGTCTCCGGTACCGGGGTCCGTCATCGGGTAGATGGTCTTGACGGTGCCCGTCTTGTCAAGATCGGTGATGAGCTCGGGTCGACGGTAGGGTATCAAGTCCCCAGAATACAGGTCGAGGTTGTACGCAAACTGCGCAACCGTGTCCGGCAGGAGCTCGGAGCTGAGCTTCGGCGCCTCGCCGAAGAACCGCTGGATTTTTAGGGCTACACCGGGCATCGTCTACCTCAGCAGTTCCACGCTTTGAGCGACAGCGCTTTGCGTGTGGGTTGACCTTTTTCATCCTTCATCGGACCGGGCATCCCGCTCATGCGCGCGCAGAACGACTTGCGGCGAGCCGCGTCCTTCTCGTTCTTGGGGTTGGGCGCAGGAGGCTTCAGACCCGGCTTGCCGGGGTTGGCCTTGTTGTAGGAGGCGCGCCCCTTGGCGTTCAAGCCGCCTTCAGGGTCTTTGCCTTCCTTGCGCTGCCAAGCTGCGGTCTTGGCCATTACTTGACCTTGCCGCCGCACATGTAAGGCGTGGCCTTGGGCGTGGACTTCACCATGCCGCCGTTCTTCATGCCGGTAACCTTGTCATACGCACGGCCCGCAGCGGCGCGGTCTTTCTCGTCCTGAACGCGAGCCTTCTCGCGGTCGCGCATTGCGCGGCCTTCTGGAGTCATGACATCGTCCATGGTCATGCCGGGGCGACGGGGTTTGTAGGCACCCATGGTGCCGGGGCGTGTACTGGGCATATTGCGCTCCTACGAAGTTGTGTGATTGTACGCCGTCAGAGCCGTATCAGGCAACCAATCCGGGCAGATAAACGGTCTTGCCGTTCTGCTTCGTGGCCGTCATGACTTGCTTCTTTAGGTTGCCGGGATCGTAGCTGACATGCACCCAGCCGGAGTCAGGGATGCCGGGGGTGTAGAACTCGAGGATCAACTGGGTGAACTCAAGGTTGTCCTTGACCCACTGGGCCAAATCAGCGTTGGGCACACCGGGGATTTCCAAATCAGCGGCCATGCCCTTGCAGTGGTCGCTGGTGCGTGAGCCACCCACCTTGGCGTTCACGTCGGGGTGACGAAAACCGCTGTTGATGTGGACACCTTTTTGGAAATGGTCACGGATGGGCTGGAGCACCTTGGCCGCAAGGTCCACCAGATTGGCAATCTCCACCGAGCCGGGTTCGTTGGGCATGTCGTGACGAGCAGCGGTTTCGCTCTTGGTCAACTCGTGCAGGGAGAAGTTACGGGTCAGTTGGGTCATTTTGCTTGGGCTTTCAATTTAGCTTCTTCACTCTTGTCCTTGCTACCTTGGCTCGACCCAAAATAATAGGAGAGGATTTGGGTGACGGCTGCAGACAGCACACCGAGGATGTAGATCAAGATGTCCTTGGCCTCGGGCTTGACATCGACAAAGATGAGAACGGTGAACAGTAAAAACGACAGGCCCACAACGCCCAAGGCCAAGATCGGGGTTACCAGTTTGCTGATGGTGGGCGTTCCGTTGGTGGGCATCTCAACGCGACCAAAATCAATGTGCTGGGCATCCAGCTTTTCCAAATCAATTTGTTGCATCTTCGTCCTTTGCTATTTTGTGTGAAACCGTTGTGATGGCCTTGCGGCCTGCAATACCGCCGAGGGTGCCGACGCCCATAAAAGCGATGGCTTTGAGTATCTCAAGGAACACAGCGTCGATGGGGGCAAGCTCAGGGGGCTGCTCTTCAAAGCCAACCAGCCACATCAGGCCGATGCCAATGGTCAGCACCATGATTGTGATGGACACCACCACAAACCCCCACACACGAACTTCGATTTCTTCTGCACTTAGTCTCATACGTCCCTCGACAGCCAAATAGCCGCACCGATGATGATGCCCAAACCGCCCAGCAGGACGATGATGAGGATGATCATGCCAACGTCCTTGATCCGGTCAATCATCCGTTGACGCTTGAGCACCTTCTGGCGCTCGGCTTCCTCACGTCGCTTCTTTGCGTCGAGCTGGAACTTCAACCAGTCGGTCCACAGGCCGGCACGGCCTTGGTAGATCATCATCTCGCGGAGCTCTTCCTCCTGCTTTTTCAATTGCTCCAACGCCATAAACTCTTCAAGGTCACCCCTGTCAGAGCCGCCTTTGGCACTGGCCCGCTTCTGTATTTCTGCCTTGTTGTCGAAGTATTTAAACAGCGACTCGCCCGCAGCCATGATGTCGCCGGAGTTCTGCACAGCCTCCTTGATGACGGAAAATGCTGCGTTGCATGCCGCAAGCTCAAGTAACACTTTTTACCTCACTTGGGCTATGGCTTGCCAAGCGTTGAAGAGGCTTTGGGCGTCAGTGGCGTGGCCGTCAGCTTTTGCTGCCAGCTCTGAATATTCGCGCGTGCACTGCTCGAATACGACGCTGAGGGTATTGGTGTACTGAGCGAGGGAGGTGTCGGTAGCTTCGGAGAAGGTGCCACGACTGGCAATGAGGTCGTCGCGCAGCCGGTCACGCTCATTGCGAGCGGCATCAGCATCAATGACATTGCGCCGGACAATCTCGACCGCTTTTTTGAGAGCTGCATCTTTTTCCTCCTGCATCTGCTGGGTTTTGGCCGCAGCCTGTTCTGTCGCCACCTGAAGCGCCTGAGTGTGCTCAAGCACCATCGCGTCGATCTTACCGTTTAAACGCCAGCCATTGGCCGTCCAGCCAGTGAGAAGCCCCACAGCCAGCGCACCAGCGGCGATGTAGGGCAGTGGCAGCATTACGGGGCCACAGGCTCAACAACAGGCTGAACTGGATACAGCAGTACATCATCGTCATTGCCAATGACGGGTGTAATGCGACCATGCACCAAGTCGGTGATCATGTCGTTGTCTGCCAGCTTGCCAGTGAGCGCGTTGTTGCTGCTGTTGATGGCAATCTCAGCGTTTTTGGTGATGCTATAAACCTGCGTGATGCTGGGCACGATCAAAGCGGCCCAAGGCAGCAAAGTCTCAGCAGTGGACTTCGGTGCGGCAATCATCTGCTGAGCGGCCTTGGACCCGGCGTTCTTCAAAGCGAAGTACATCTGGGCCGCACCCTTGGCTTGGTCGTCGCCCTTGGCAGCCATCTCAACGATGGCAGTGTCAGCACGCAGCTCTTGCTGGGCCAAACGGTTTTCACGGGCTTCGATGGCCTTGTAGTAGGCGTCTTGGCTTGTAGAGCAGGCCGTCAGCGTCAGGACTGCGGCGATGGTTGCGATGAGTTTCATGTGATCTCCTTCAGGTTTTGATGCAGGCCAACAAGGCCACGTTGCGGGGACGGGTCTCGGTGCCGCCAGTAGAAAGAATTGCTCCAGTGTCGTTGTAAATGTTGCCAGAACCACCAAGGCTGGTACTTGAGCCAGCGGCCACGTAGGTTTCCGCAGGACCATCAATTCGGTGCGAGTGGCTGCTGTTAGCGCCGCGAACTCGGATGTCATGGTCGTGAGATTCAATTTCATCGGATTGAGTGGAGCCAAACGCTCGGCCGGCGTCAACACCACGACCATCGTCCCAGCCACGGATAAATTCACCACGCAGGTCGGGCAGGTTAAAAGTCGTTGAGCCGTCACCCACACCAAACGTAGTCCCGGTCACAGCAAACAAGGCCGCGTAAGTGGAGCGCGACACAGCGGTGCCGTCGGCCTCCAAATAGCCTGTGGGTGCCGCGTTTGCGGCAAAGTAGAACACGGAGCCAGTTGGAACTGATGGTGCGCTTACCCAAGCCGTGCCGTTTGAGGTCAGAACGTTGCCGGCCGTGCCGGGGGCTACAAACTGAACGGCCGAAGTGCCGTTACCCAACACAACGTTGTTTGCTGTAAGAGATGTTGCTCCCGTGCCCCCATTTGCAACTGCAAGAGTTCCGGCAAACTCACTGGTGGCCACACCCTTAAAATCAGTGCCGTCCGTAAAAACGGTCAAGGTTTTACCCGCTGGAATCGCTACGCCTGCACCCGCCGCAGTGGTGTTCCCCGCAACCGTGGAGTTGTAGATCGTGGCCGCGTGGGCGCTTGCGTTAAAAATAATGTAGCTCTTAGGGCTGGGCGGGGCATAGACGTTGAACACCGCACCGGTTGTGGTGGTCAGCTCAATCATGGCGTTTCGGGACTGGTCCGCCGCGCCATCGGCGTAGGTGAACGCTTGGTTGGCAGAGGTGACCGACACCGTCTCGTAGCCAGAAATGGCATCTTCTACCAACGTACCGAGGTTAGTGTTGGTTGTGCTGCCCCAGTTTCCGGCCTGTTCGCCGTTTGCAATCAGCTCAATGCGCAGGTTGGGTGAAAAGGTACTTGGCATGTTCGTTCCTCAAAGTTGCGTCATTATCCCGCATTGGGTTCTGGTTGAACAGGGTCTGGCTGCTCTGCCAGCCATGCTGCGTACTGTGCTTCGGCAGCGGCGACTTCTTCTGTGGTCAACTCGACTTGAGTGACCTCACCAGTTTGGACGTTTACGACTGTTCTGTGCATGGTTTAGCCCTCGTACATGATGTTGATGGTGCCAGCGTCAAAGGTGTCTGTGCCGTTGACTGTGGTGATGCGGACTTGAGTTAGCGTGTCAGACAAGGTTTTATTGCCAGCAGAACTCCCAGTGGTAGCAGTACCACTGCCTTGAGTGTGCCACCCACCAAAAACCCAAGTATTACCACTAACTGAACAAATTTGAAATATTCCGGTAACAATGTTTGCTGCTTGCCCAGAAAGAACACCAAAACCAGTAGTATGGATAGCGCCAACTGATGTGGTTGCATTTAACATAACAACGGATTGTGACGCATAGCTAGTATTTTCAATACCTCCGCTGTCGCCAAGTTGGATTAGTGGGTTACTTGTCCCGTTCGTACTCACGCCAGAAAACATCACCGTGATGCGCTTCACATACGATGGGATGCTAGTAAAGTCAATTGAAGTCCCGCTGGTGGACGCAACAGCAGTTGCGCTGGTAATCGTGCCGCCTTGGATGGTCTTGTTGGTAAGGGTCTGCGTGGCCGAGTTGAGCACCACTTCACCTGCTGCATCAGGCAGTGTAATGGCTCGGTTGGTATTGGTCGCTGGTGGCGTGATGGTGGTGATGCCCGTGCCGCTTTGCGACAGCATCTCTATTTGACTGGCGGCTAGTGTTCCGTTTGCCATTATTCTTGCCCCTCAATAGGTTCTGGTGTGGGAATAGGCTCAACAAACTGCCCGTCCACATACGACCAGCCAATGCCCACGTTGGCAAGCCCTGTGATGTTCACGAAGTCCGCCATCTGCGGGTCTTGATCCCACACTGTTACGTTCACGATCACGCCGTCTTTAATTTGTGCAAATATCATCTTGACCTCACCAGACCGTTACGACAATACGACCGGCAGCGCCATCGCCACCGTTCACACTGTTGTTGCTACCACCACCGCCGCCACCGGGAGCCAAGCCGTTGTTGGGTGTTGTGCGAGAGCCGTTGGCACCGAAGCCGCCAAAAGTGCTTGACCCGCCGAGACTGGTCGTGGAAGAAACTACGCCGCCACCGCCACCACCGCCAAACGTGGACGAAATGCGTGCCCGCGTTGTCTCGCTGCTGTGAAAGCCCGCACCGCCTTGCCAAAAATTGATGGTGCCGTCATCCTGACCGACGTTTGCCATTCCGATTGGGGTTGATAACCCGGAGGTAAGCGTTAGGCCGCCGTTGCATGTTCCAGTGGCAATCCCGCCAGAAGCACCGATCAAAGTGCCAAATGTGGACGTGCCCCCATCTGTGCCAGAACCCGCAGTTGCGGTGCGGCCTACGCCGCCAGCCCCCACCGTCACAGTTTCTGTGCTTGCCAAAGACGACAGTGGAACGGTTGTCTCGCTGTAGCCTCCACCGCCGCCGCCAACAACAGTTGTTGTAGTTGCTTGTCTGCTGCCGCCACCGCCACCGCCCCACACCTGAATACGAGCCATCGAGCCAGTGGCAGGTTTTGTCCATGTACCAGAGGCGTCAAAGGTTTGGACGTTGGAGCCGTAAACCGCAACTTGCCCGCTGCTATCTGGCAGCGTCAGCGTCCGGTTGGTGTTGCTGTTGGGCGCTGCAATCGTAAACGTGCCCGTGCCGCTTGCGTTGCCTTCAATGGCTACTTTGCTCATGATTACTCCTTGGGGTACTTGGCCTTCACGGCCAAACACGCTGCAACGTAAGCATCAATCTGCGCTTGGTCGCCCTTGACCACGCCGTCGATATAGTCCAAAAGTGAGGGGTACTCCGCCATGCGCTTTTGTGCGTAGGTCAGCTCAACCGGCTCTGGTTCAACTTCTGGTTTTGGCTCGGGGATAACCTCAAACACCCACATACCATTCCATTTAGCGCATTGGCCCTCGGGGATGGTAGGAGCAGTGGTGTCGATACACCCTCCGGGGATAAGGTACACGCCCGGCTCTAGCGGTGATTCGTCCGCGACCACTACGTTTGTGAAGTACCCGGCGGCGTCTAGTTGGCAAACTTGTTTCATGCGATACCTCAAAATTTAATACAGGCCAGCAGGGCTATGTTGCGTGGTCGGGTTTCTGATCCGACCCTTGGTGTTCCCTGTCCAAAGGTGGTAGGGGCACCACCGGCCCAACGAGTCGATACGCCGGAGCCTCCACCAGTCACGCCAATTACGGGTTGGCCGTTATTTTGTATGGCACTTGCCTCCGCCAACCTAGTAACGGTGTGCCCGTGTGTTTGAAAAGAGTCCGTCTGAGCAGAACCAAACACTCGCCCACTATCCACAGCCCGCCCATCGTCCCAGCCACGAGGAAACTCGGCACGCATGTCTGGTAGCAAAAACGTAGTTGAACCGTCACCCGCGCCAAACGTGGTGCCGATGGCTGTAAATAACGCGGCGTAGGTCGTGCGAGATATCTCTGCGCCGTTGGCTTTTAAAAACCCTGATGGGGCGGTTGACATGGCAAAGAAACAAACCTCGCCGACCATGTTGCCCGCATCAATTGCAGGCGTTGCAATCCCGTTGGTTCCGTCTAAAACAATAGCCATGTCTGCCCCCTGTTAAACCACGGTCCACCGCGAGCCAGACGGCACGGTGACAGAAACCCCGGAATTAATCGTCACCGGCCCACCTGAAATGGCGTTGTGCCCAGTGTTTATCGTTGAACTGACCGTCACCGTAGCCGCGTTCTCGATGTAGCCCATGCCGCCCACCACAGCGCGTTCAGCGGGGTAGACCACGAAGACATCCTTTGTACCGGCGGCAAAGTCCACCAATGAACCCGAGTTACTTGAGTCCAGCACCGTGTCCCGAGAAAGCGTGTCGCCAGAGGATGTGTAAACGCCAATGCCCACTTCAAACTGAGATGCCCCGGCGTCCGTGATGGTGTAGTAGGTCGTGTTCCCGTCACCAATGACGGAGAAGGCTTGAAAGCCGCCGACAGCTGCTGCACCCAGTGTAAACGTGCCTGTGCCGGTGGTGGTAGAGGTGACCTTAACGCGATCTTTGACAACAAAAGCCATGTGTGTTCCTTACGAGCTGGTCTTGATGACCTGCCATGAGGTCCCATCCGAGGTGTTGATGACCTGCCATGTGGTGCCATCTGCAGTGTTGATAACCTGCCAAATGGGCCCGCTGGCCGAATTTATGTTCTGCCACCCACCGTCGGTGCTTGCATTTATATTTTGCCACGCCACGCTCTGGCTGTCATTAATCAGCTCCCACAGCAAGCGCATGCTCACGCTGTCCTGCGCGATGCCCAGCTCGGCCACCAGCACGGCAAACAACGCCTTGGTCGATACCGTCTCGGAGCCCTGCGCCGCTTCAGCGATCACCGTGGCAAAGTTCACCCGGCCAATCAGTGCATCTGCAATGCTCGAGGCTTCAATGACCTGAGCCAGCACGATCGTGTTGGCTGTAATTGTGTCCTGTGCCGTAGCACCTTCAAAAACGCTAGCCGCCTGCGCTTTGAGTGCGCTGATCAAGTCCTCGGCAACAACCGTCTCATTGACCTGTGCCACCAAAGACACCAGCGTGCTGACCACATCAGAGCCCGTGGCCCCCTCCAAAATGGTTCCGAGGTACTCCGGGAAGGCGCTGGTCTGATCGGAGCCTGTAGCCCCTGCACTGACGTTCGTGGCGAAGTTGGGGTTGCCAAGGATGGAGTCGAGTCCGCTTGCAAGCTCAAAGACGGCCGAGTTGACAGCCACAAGCGATGAGGGCTGATCGGTTCCAGTAGCGATTTCGACAACCAAAGAGACAAACACCACCCGTGTTGAGGTGGTGTCCGTCCCAGTGGCGCTTTCGGCAATGTTGCTGGCAAAGCTGGCCAGCGCAGAAGTTAGGTCAGCCCCAGACGCAGACTCGTTGATGAGTGCGACAAAGACGTTACCGCTCAGTGAGGCAAACGGCGACGTAGCAAATGGAGCTCCTGCAAACACATTACGCAGCGTCTAAGCTGAAGGTGTACGTGACGTTGATCACGTCGCCCGAGACCACAGCACGGTCGCCGGGAGCGGCGAAGTCGGAGGCGGAGAACAGAACACCTGTCGTTCCGCCCTTGGTGTTGTTTGAGGTCAAGAACGCGCCGCCAACCGTGGTCGTGCCGTTGATGCTGAATACAGCCACAGAAGCCGAGTTGGTGATCACCGAAGGATCGGCCGTGGTAGCGGCAGCAAACGTAGCTGCAGGGCGATTGGCTTCCGTGTAATCTGTGACTTCAGTCCAGCCAGCGTGGGAGGCCATGGTGTCGCCAGCGGCGGGATCGTTTGTTGCGGCAGCGCCGTACAGGCCAATGAACCAAGCGGCGGTGTAAGCCGAGCCGGTGAAGTACTTGTCGTTCATGTCTTTCAGACCGACGTTGACCACAAGGTTGTGCTTCTCTTCAGACCACTTGAGGTTGCCCTCGCTGTCGAAACACTGCACGGTGAACACGCCACCAGCTTTGACTTTTTCAAGGCTCATTTCAAGCTCCTATCAGGAAAAACGGATCAGTGCGCTGGTCACTGTGTTGGCGGGCATCTGCACCAAAAAGGTGTTGGTTGCAGTTTTGTCGGAACCAAAGTCCAAGACCGCGACGGACTTGTTTGCTTTGGAGCTATTGTAAATGAGGGCACCCCGAGCGGTAAACGCTGCAGGGTTCCACGACACGTTGGCGAAGTTCACATAACCAGCTGCGTTCACGCTGATGCCGGTCATGACTTCTCCGCCGGCCACATAGCCGGTCCCGGAAGTTTCGCCGGTCACCGTGTAAACGGTGGTGCTTGCATCCAAGTCGGCCGTAGCCAGATACAAAGCGATCTTGAACGTGTCGGTGTTGAAGTCGTGCACACCCTCTAGGAGCTGTGCTTGGAACGACGTGGTGACGGTTTGGGTGATCATGTGGTGGCTTCCATTAAATTGGATTTTCGCCGATTTTCTTGCATCGGCACAACCCGCAGATTCCACGGAACGTGCAACCCCATAATGCCCCGGCCACGAAGCGGAACAATGTGATCCACTTCCCATTTTCCGCCAACAGTTTTACCCCGTAGAGCGGCCAAGTCGTATGCCTCTGCAATGACCCAGTGGTCGTCTAGGCTCAACCAAGCTGGGGTGGCTTGCGTTTTGGATGCATATCGCCGTGCGGTTCTCGCGTTGACTTTGCCGGGGTTTGCTTTAACCCATCGGGCGCATTTTTCATTGTGTCGCTCGCGGTTTTGCTCCACCCAATCCTTGACGCGCTTGATGTTCCGCTCTTTGTTCTCGATGTGATACTGCTTCGAGTGCAAAGCTACACACGCCTTGCAAAGCGAGCGGCAGCCGTCCGCGCGTGTTTTGTCTTTGTGGAACGCTGTAAACAGCTTCACCTCTTGGCATTTTGTGCAGGTCTTCATGTCACCGCCTGACGATACTGCCCACTGCGATAAGCATCTTGTCTCTCTAAGCCATCGCCCAAGCGCTTGGCGAGCGCCATAGCCTCTTTGTATTTAGTTTCCAGAACGATGCCTTCAGTTTGCACATCGACCTTCATAAATATAGCGGCCTCGACTAACGATCCATACAGCAGCACAGAATCAAAATTGTCTCCGAGCCACGTAGTACCCGCTGTAACAATGGACTCGGGGAAGTAATAGTAGTGCAGCTCAACGTTGTACGCAGCATCTGGCGTTGGACCAAGGATGAAGCTCAGCTCAGTCGTGGGGGCTGGGGGGTTTGTGTTCGTGGTCGTTGGACCGAACAGCGCATAGTACTTCGGGATGCCGGTAGACGCCGGGTTAGGGTACGCCTGACGGATGAAGTTCACATCCTTGTTCAGCAGGAACTCGTAGCGCCCTGTAGCGTCCACCACGGCCATTGAGTACACCGACAAGAAGTCAGAGGGCGACGACAGGTACTTGTTCGATACCGTGGTCAAGCCCGTCACGTTCTTGCGGATCGAGGGGAACTGCACCGTGTTGTAGATGCGCTGCTCGGCTTGCCGAATGAACGTGTTGATCTGATCCTCAGACGTGACTGTCTGGCCGTCCCACGTCCCGGTGTCCGGGAACGTGTTCTCCAAATAGGCTTGAATGTTGGCAGACAGCTCGGCGTAGTTCATTCAGACCTCACGCCATTGGGCCACGGGCCATGACGCCCTTGGTAGCGCAACCGGTGCCGCGAATCTTGATGCCCGAGGTCTTGGTTGGCTTGTAGTCGTTGCTGTGGTTATTACCCACAGAAACGTTTGTTTCCGCCATGTACTTCTTGTTGTCCGTGGGGGCAAGAACCGCTTGAGTGGCGGCTGGTTTTGGCTGGTTGTATGTTGGCATTTGAAGCTCCTTACGTTACTGAGATTGTCACTTGGCCGACTGCCATAGTCAACACCAAGTCATTGGGTGTCAGAGGGTCGTCGAAGAACCTAGAGCCACCCACGGGGTTCCATCCCCATTGGATGTCTCGGCTGCCGCCCGTCGTGTAGCCCAGCGTGTTTACACCGGCCTCAACATAGGTTGTATCCCGGCGGGGGTTTCTCACTGCCTGCGGATCATCGACTGGGTACATACCCAGCTGAAGCTGCGGCTGGTCAGGATCAAAGCAGTCCGGGCACACCAAGGTGTTGAACGTTTTGGTCTTGACGATCTCTTTGCGAAGGTTCGTCAGCTTGAATTGGAAGCCACAGCGATCGCACATGGCGATCGAGTTCTTGGCTGAAGCAAACCGGTTTCCCATTACGTCCCGCTTCCGAGGTACTGACGGCGCGGCACAAAGCGTACAGCGGCTTTTTCACGGTCCTCCTCGGAGGCCAGCGCCCAAGCTTCGTCGTACTGCTCCTTGAGAATGCCCAAGCGTTCACCGCCACCGGGAATCTTCAGGGCCAAGTAGTAAGCCAAACCGGCCACCATGCAGGGCAAAAAGCGGAATGGCATGTCCATCGTGTTCACACCGTCCCCGGCATTCTGGATGCGGCGCAGGCGATAGTAAACGAGGGTGTAGGTCTGGGTGTCGTCTGGAACAGGCCACACGGTGAAGCGTGGTGTGTTTAAACGCTCAATGAAAATCTGGATGGGTCGAGCTTGTTGAAGCTTGTTTGGGATCGTGGCGTAGGTCGAGACGCTGATCCGGGTGATGGTCAGGTCAGCCTGAGTCGAAACGTTACCCGCTCCGGTACGAATCACATGCTCCAGCAGGTCCACGGTGTCGGTTGGGAGATCGTATGTGGCTACGCCGGGGGTCAGAACCTGCGTCCCCTGCTCGTAGGTGAACATGTTTAAACCACGGTTTGCCCAGTCGGCAAACATTAGGTTCAGTGACCGACGGGCTGTGCGCAGGTCATAGCCGGTGCGCAACTCACCACCAGCGCGTTCGAACGCCTCCTCGACAACTTCTGCGAGATCGAGGTTGAAGTTTGCAACACCTGAAGTAGTCATCTAAACCCTGCTGTTTTCTTTGCGATGGTTTTGGGTTGGGCTACGAACTGCTTCCCGGCTTTTTTGCCAGCGCGTTTCGCACGCGTTGTAGCAGCGTACTCAGCAGAGCTGAGGCTTTTAATCGCAGCTTTAGGTAGGTATCGTTCACCTGTTTCAGAAGATTTTTTACCACTTTTGGTCCTCCATTCTTGGTTACCCCAGTCCTTGAGGGATTTCTGCGGTGCTTTAAGCGTCATTGCCGTAACTCCCAAAAGCCTCAAGGTACTCTACCGCATTTTTAAGGGTTTCTGCGCTATCGCCGAACATGCCTAGCGCCCTGTTGCACTGTTTGCACAAAATTCCACGGAACTCACCAGTGTCATGGTTGTGGTCAATCGCACTCTCTGTAAGCGCCACTTCTGTTTTGCAGATTGCGCAACACCCCTCTTGTCGCTCGTATCGATCTACCAGTTGTTCAGGTGTAATGCCGCGACGCGAACAACGTTTGGCTAGTGTCCATGGGTCTTTCTCACGATACTCTGCAACCCTGTGCTGATTTTCTGCCGCCCAGTCTCTGTGCCTCTTGTAAAGGCATGTATTGCAGAAACTTTTATACAGATGCGCTTGTTGGCCGCCACGACTGCGAAATGCCGACAACTGTTTTGTCTCGCCGCAATCTGTACAAGTCTTTGTAGCCTCAATCACGATAGCCACCCCCGGCGGCTTTATATTTCTTGGCTACAAGCTGGCTTTTTCTGGCCGACCACTGACCTGCGCCAGTGCCATGCGTTGCTGCAGCCTTCACCTGAGCCACAATCCGCTTGCGCAGATCGGGCTTGGTGTAGTTACCAGCGGCATTTACCTTGCCGCCTTCGGCGTACTGAGTGAAGTCGGTCTTGTCCCGGCGAGCTTTACGCTTGCCTTTGGGCATTTTGCTGGGGGAGATATCCCCCATGCCGCGACTTGCCATCATGTCAGTACATCCTGCCGCGAGTCTTGCCGCGCTGAGCACAGCCATCTGCACGCTTGGATGCAGATGAGCCACCAACCTTGCCACCACGTTTAAACTCAATGCCAGCCTCTTCCTCGTTGAACTTCTTGGTTCTCTTGGAAGCAACCGGCTTTCCTGCCGAGGTAGATTTCTTGCTGGTAAATTTTGTTGGCTTCTGCTTTTCAGCCATCTGCCTAGACAGCTCATTGCTCTTGGCAGTCCGATCGCCTTGGATCAACTCTTTGGTCTTCTCTTTGAGCGAAACCTTGGGGCTTGCGGACGTGGAGCTGAAAGACCTGCCGGGGTTCTTGTCTTCTTGGATGAGCTGTTCGGTTTTCTGACGCAAAGGGCTTTTAGCGCCAGTGGTTGCGGTTTTTGTGGCCTTATAGCCTTGGTAGGCTTTTTTACCAGCTTGGTAAATCATTTTTCCAGTGCGAGCTGCCGGATATAGTGAAGCAAGAGCTACGCCCGTCTGAAGAGCATCGTTAGCATTAAATTTGCTGCCGTTAGACGCCGAACTCGCCTCATTAGGTCGGGTGTATTTATTTGGTTCGGCTTTGTTGCGCTGGGCGGCTTTTTGTTCCTCGCGCCGTTGGGGCTGAATCTCTGCCCGCTCTTTTTCCATATCTTCGCGCATCAAGTTTCGCATGTACGAGGGGCTCATGTACTGTCGAGGCGTACTATCTTTTGGGGTGTATCGTGCGCGGTTAACTGGGGTGGATTCATCTTTTGTAGAAGCCGCACTTCCACGACGATTTCGGCCGGAAGAGCTCTGACCGGGGCGAGTAGGCATACGGCTTGGAGAGTTTGCAGCGGCCTCCATACGACGATCCCGCTCGTCCACATCGCCATCATTCGATGGTGTGGGATTCTTTGCCTTGACCATGCCCTGAACCTCATCGGCCAGCTTTGATTTTCCGGCTTCAATCTGATCGTCAAGACGGGCTCGGCCAGCCCCGTACTTTTTGTAAGCCGCAGAATTTGGATCGTCGATGTTACCTTCGCGAAGGCGTTGGAAGAAGCTGGTTTTTTCCGTGCCTTCTTCACGAGCACGATTTGAAATATCCAATCCGCGCTGCTTCATGCGATCTTCTTCAACGTCACCGCCGTCTTGAAAGCGTCTTTGCTTCTTTGGTTTGTGCATTGCCATTTCGTACTCCTTAGCGCATTTTGCAGTTGGTCTTGCCGCGCTGGGCAATGCCGTCGATTGAACCACCCTTGGCGTACATCTTTTCTTTCTTCGGGGGCACCGGTATTTTGCGGGTGCCTTCACCACGAAGCTTGGGCACGGGCTTTTTAGCCTCGGGATTCTTGGGCATAGGCTTCTTCATGGATGCCGAGCCGCCGTCGATGTCTTGAGGTGGTTGGCCCATGTCGGCGGTGTAGATGCCGCCGTCGCGGAAGCCTTTAACCTTGCCACCTTTTTTGGCACCAAACGGTTTTAGCATGCCTGTGGCCGCACCACCCATTGCTGCCATCGAGCCAGATTGTGTTCTTTGACCTTGGGGTGCGCCTGCGCCAAGCATGCCGGGGCGAACCGGGTTGACGTTGGTAGATGGAGGAGTTGGCATACCAAAGTCGGCGCGAGAGCGCTTGAGACCGCCGGTGCCGACGTTAGCAAGGCTGTTTGAAGCAACGCCTCCAAAGTTTGGCATATCCATGCTAGCGTCTACAAGGCCGGGGATACCACGATAGTTTTGCTCAACACGTCCTCGTGTTACGCCTGTAACGGGTGCAGCATTTAAAGGAGGACGCGCCGGGCTGGGGTTGACCGGCGTTGGCATAGATGGCTTTGGCCCGCCAATCATGCCAATCCCGCTTTTAGGGCGACCAGCGGGCGCGGCGTTTTTAATTGGCTGTGCAGCGAGGGGCTTTTTTGTAGCTCGAGCTAATTTTGGGTTCATTATTTTCATGGTCTGCTCCTTAGACGAAACGGCCTTTTGTGCGGCCACGCTTAGCGATGCCGTCGCCACGGTGGCTCTTGGTAGCCTTGACTGCCCCACCCTTTTTCATGCCGAATGGTTTCTCTGCCACAGGCTGCTCAACCACTTGCGCGGCATCTGCTGGGCCAGCGTTAACCTGCACCAATGGAGAAGTGTTGCCAAAACCACCGGATGACGTGTCAGGCATGGCTGCGGGTGTCTGGCCTTGGCCAAACGGGTAGTTGGCGTTGCCAATGATCCCGCCGTCTTGGTAGCGTTTCTTTGCCATGTTGGCTCCTTAGCAGGTCTTGCCGCCACGGGCCATCTTTTTCATGGCAGGTTTTTTTCCGGCTTTGGTGTGGCCGCGTTCAGCAACACCATCACGGCCAGAGCCGGTTTTGACCTTGCCCATTTTGGATGCAGCAACAGAACCGCCCTTTTTGTAACCTTCTTCTTTAAGACCTGCGCGTAGACCTCTGCGGGATGCCGCACGTTCTTTCATACCAGTTTTTTCTGATAAATAAGCATCAGCGTCGGTAAACTTATCGCCAATGTACTGTCCAGCCCTTTTTACGTAGGCCGCTGGAGTTCCAAGCAAGCCGCCAAGCCCTTCTGCTTCTTTTTGGCGTTCGCGCCCAATTATGCGCCCATACTCACGGCCTCGTTCTTCTGTTTCTCTAAGTTCGTCGGCGCGCTCGCGTTTTCGTGCTTGATCAGCCGTGTCGCGAGAAGCCGTCATCCTAGATTTCATCATGCCGCCGGAGGCGTAACCCGTCATACCGCCCATCTTCAAACCCTTGTGAGCTTTGGATGCAGGCATATCTGCGTGCTTGGCAACCACTTTCTTCATCATGGACTTGTCCATTTTTGCGTCAGAATGTTTCATATCACCACCTTTTGAGGTTTTGCGGTTCTTGTCCGCAGTTGAAAAATCTTTGCCCACGGACTGTGGGACGCCTACCTTCTTGGCAAACTTTGGGTTGTTCGCCACTGCCTGCATGAATTTCTTCTGCTCTGGGGATTTGCTTGGCATTACTTCCCCACGTACCAGTTGGTGAGTTGAACCAGCGCTGCGCCCACGACGCTACTGGCCCCGCCAACCAACATCAAAACCTTCCATCCGCCACGAGCTTCGGAAAGCGTTTTTTGGATGTCGATTAGCGTTGCCTGCATCTCTTTCATGTTCACCAGCATCTTGTCCATGTCATCTTGCAGATGCTTGATGTCGGACGCATGCGTGGCGAGTTCACGGGCTGTTTGAATAGCATCGTCACTCATGTCAGCACTTCCATCTGGCTAGAGCAGCCGCCTTGCGGGTGGGCTTGCCCTTTTCATCTTTCATCGGACCCGGCATCCCAGACATACGAGCGCAGAACGAATCCTTGCGCTTGCCGCCTTGGGGCTGCGGAGCTTTGAGATTGCTACCGGTGGCAGCGTTGTACTTGGCTCGGCCTTTGGCAGTCAGCCCCGCCCCTTTGGAGACGGGTAGCTTTTCGCCACGACCGACCGCAAGGGAGGGGGTCTTCTTAGCCATAGAACAAAACGATGGACGTAGTGTTCGTCACCGTGCCGTGCAGGTCGCCCTCTTTGCAGAGAACGCCTTGGCCCGGAACGGGGATAATTGTGTAGCCGGCAGTCGAGCTGGCAGCAGTGTTGACCGTGGCGATGATGTTGCCAGAAGCCCCACCCTCACGGATCACTACAGACCCGGCGGTTTCGCCATTTACGGCGTAGATCGCTTTGAGACGACTACGAGGAATGTCGCCATTGTTTTGGGCCTTGAAGTTGCCAGTCGCTGTCAACGGCTTGGTTGCCAAGACATCAGTTTGCATCGTCATAATTAATCTCCTGTTAGACGGGGGCCGAAGCCCCTGAGATCAATTAACCGGCCGAGACTTTGAGGGTGCCTGCGTCATTCCAGAGACGGCCAGCAACCGTTGGGTCGCTTGTTGGCAGCGCGGTCATGGAGATGGATGCGTTGGTCAGCGATGCGACGCCCGAAGCTGTCAGCGTAGTAGCTGCAACAGGACCAGCAACAGCGCCGGTAACTGCGCCAATGAAGCCGTTTGTCGATGTGACTGGGCCGGAGAAGGTGGTTGAAGCCATGATGATTCCTCACATGCGAGTTGAGGTGTTCTGTCTGCATGTCGTCGGCCCGGAGCCGTCAGAACACCGGAAAAGTCCGGGGTGCTTGCAATATACCATTGCGTTTAAACCGATGCAATAAAAAAAGGGAGCCGAAGCCCCCTTTTTTCAATCCGGTGGATTAGGAGCCCGAAGAGCCCCAGATACCCAGTGGATCACTGAAGCCGAAGCTGTAACGCTCACGGGCTTTGTAACGCACGTTGCCGGTATCGAAGTCGCCGTCCATCGAGGTCTGCATAGGCGAACGCTCGAAGTGCTTCAAACCGTTTGGAACGTCAGTGGTCAAGAACCAAGCGTTGTTGTCGGTCAAGAAGTGGTTGACGGTATAGCCACCAGAGATGGTGCCCATCGACTTCAACGCGTTGATGTCGTTGTCGGCGGTAGCCACGCGCAATTCGGTGTCAAGCAGACGCTTAGCAACGAACATGAGCGATGGAGGAATGACCAACTTGACAGGCTTGGCAGCGATCAACAGACCACGCTCGTCCACCCAAGCAGCGATCTGGATCGTTGCGTTTTCGAGGGAGGTTTCGTTCAAGTCAACACCAGTGGTGGGGCTGTTGTAGTTAACGCCACCGCCGACCAGAGGGTGACCAACGCGAGTGCCGGAGCTGTTGTTGCCGAACAAAGACACGCCGTCGCCGCCGAGGGCGGTGCCAGCGAAGCCGGTGTTCAGAACAGCAGCAGCTTTGACCTGCTTGGTGAAGGCCATACCGCGAGCCAGAGCTTTGGTGTAGCGGGCAGACAGACTGTCGTACAGGTTGTCTTCCACAGCTTCTTCAGTGATGGAGAAGCCCAGAGCAATGGTTTCGTGGGTGTAGCGAGCAGTGAAGGCTTCCTGCGCGTTGTCGTAAGCGATGGCAGAGCCTTCGTTCTTGACAGGAGCAGCGCCAAAACCGGCCAGCTTGGTCTCTTCTTCGAACGAACGCTCAGAGCTTTCGGTCTCGTAGATTTCCTTGTGCTCTTCGCCGTAACGGGCGTACTCCAGACCGAACAAAGCGTTCAAGCCGGGGAGCAGTTCTTTGAGCAGTTGTGCGCGTGAAATAGCCATGATTTAGCTCCTTAGATGCCGACGGCGTTGGTGAAGGCGTGAGCGCCGGGGTTGAACTTAACCAGCACGTCAGGGAATGCGTCGGACACTGGGGAAGCGAAACCGATGATTTTGAACGCGGCGGCCGTGGTCACAGTGGTGGACTCCAGTGCGCTGGTCGAGTTACCAGTGGTGGTAGAACCAGTGCTGGTGCTCTGCACAGCGGCAAAGAAGGTGTTCGCACCGAGGTCCGACTGGTCGGCAACGCCATCCAGCTGGGCTTGGAACGTCACATTGGGGTCGGTGATCACGTATGCAGTCACCACGCCGGTTGTGCCGGAGGGGTAGTACTGGCCGTAAATCTGCTGACCTTGTGCGTTGATGTACGAACAGCCAACGAACACACCCAAAGCGCCGACATCAGCACCACCAAGGTTGTTGGTCGTCAAGTCTGCGCCAGTGGCAGTTGCCAAAGCAACATAGCCTGCGGCGTTGATGATGACAACTTGGCCGTTGAAGAGGTTGGATGCCAAACCTGCGGGGTTGATTAGGAATTGGCTCGTAGCGCCGGCATAGGGCATGCCGTCGTTACGGTTTACGGCACGCAGGCCGTAGGGGGAAGCGGTTGTAGCCATTTAAGGACTCCTTGTTACTTTGAACCTGAACCAAATCCACCACGACTCGTCGTTGACTTGCGGTCAGCGAACAGAGGCATGCGTGGGTCATTGTTTCGCATGAAACTGTTATCCACAGACTCCATCTGGGCCTTTGCTTGGTTGGCGTAATACTCATCACGGGCTTGGGCGCGTTCGCGTGGCATCTTGCAGAGCATGAGACCACCCAATTCGACGTTGCCTGTCTTCGCATTACCCTCCAGCATCAGCTCTGGATGGTCTGCCGCCTTTACCGGCTCCCAACCTTCACGCATCTTGGTAGATACGTTCGTGTTTTGGGCCTCGCCAAGTACGTGGGTCGCAATCCAGCGATACACCATACCGGGTTCGGGTGTCGGGTCGGGCAATGCATTCGGAGGTGTATACACGTACCGAGTTGTTTTAGCGCGTGACTCAAGGTCACGAGGGGTCCGGGTTGTAGTTTCAGCCATTTGATCTCTCCAATTTTGCTACTTCAGCAGCGTATTGCTGCGGGGTCAGTCCGTACTTCTTTGCCAGCGCAACCTGCGTTGGAGTCAGTTGGACCTTTCTTGCGCCCGTTGAACGAGTCGCAGGGGCAACTACCGAGGTAGGTCGTTTGGAGACATCGCCGGGGTTTGGCTTAGTCTCTGTCTCACCGAAAATTTCGGGAAACGTGGACTTAATGCGAGCATCAATGCGCTCGTAGTAATCATCAGAGCGAGGGTCAACCCCCGAGTTGACTAGTTTCTGGTGCAGCCCTAGTGCAAAGCTGGTAACTTCCTCGTACCCATCAGAACCGAACCACCGGTTTTTTGCCTGCCAGCGAACAGTCTTGTCATCGAGTTCTTGACGGGGTACTTGCGTTTGTTGTGTTTGTACATCAACTTCGTTGGCCTGTAAAGGGGCCGGACGAAAGTTTTTTGCAGCTTCTGTCTTCATCTTTGCTTCAGTCATAGCCTCTTGTGCTGCAACCATCGCGTCAGAGTCGCCAGATTCGTATGCTTCCTTGTACTTCCGCTTGGCATCTTCCAGCTCGTTGTCGGCCACCTTCTTGATGGACTCTGCGTACTGTTCCGTGCCCGTCTGCACGTATGCCTTGAGCTTTTTGTTCTCATTGACCATGTGCTCGGCCAGACGCTCCAGCTCCTTTTTCTCTCGCAAAAGGGCCTCTTTGGCTCGACGCTCGTCATGGCGGGCGTGGGTCAGCTCTTTAATGCGCTTTTGAACGCCCTCAGAGTAGCTGTTGATTTCGTCGTCGGTGGGGTCAGCCACCTCGCGGTTCAAAGGTTCACGGCCCCGGTCTTTTACCGGGGTGTCGTCAACAATCTCTATCTCAACCTCGTTGTCGGTCGAGTCGTTGGTGTTTTCCAACTCGTCGGGAAACTTGTATTCAGGCATTTTTGCTCCTTAAGCGCGGGTGTAACCCCGGGGGTCTTCCACAACACATTCAATTTGGTCGTCGTTCAAAACTCTGAACTCCTTACCAAACACCTTGAAGCGCGTACCTGTATAGGTACGCACGAGCACAAAATCACCGGGTTTACACCATGCACCCGAGGGGAACTTGGCGGTGTCTTTGTACGCGTCTGGTCCGACCCGCATCACAAACAACACGGTGGTTGCATGCTCTTCGGCTCGCATGGTTGCTGCATCTCGAACGAGGTCGAGGGATGTGCCGGCAATCTTTTCATCAACCTCTGGCACGATACACAGCAGCTTGTAGCCTGTGGGTATCGGCAAGGCCGATGCTTTCTCTTCTGCATCCGCTTCCTCGTCTGGGGCGTCGATTGGCTGGATGTGGCTTGGCAGGCTGATGCCCGGTGGCAGAATGATTTCACTCATCTGGTTGCTCTACTTTCTAAAAACACCGCAAGCTGTGCGGCGAACAGTCCGCCTTTCGGCGGAAAAATCCTCATTCGTCGTCTGTTTCCGCCTTCCGGGCTAAATCCAGCATGTGACGTTCTGCAAGGGCCAAGCCTTGGATCATTCCGCAGAGCTGCTTGTAAGACTCGAAGTCCTTGCACGCGCCTGTAGCCACGTCATCTGCGTAGTTGTTCATGTCCTCACGGATTTTTTCCCTGAGAACCCGGACAAAAGAATCGATTTCTGCGCTCATTGGTTACCTCTCTGTGCGTTACGCATCGCCATGGTTTCTGCAACCTCGGTCTTGTCGGCCTTGTCAAGGGCGTCAATGGTCAATTTCTTCTCGGCCAAGTCATTTTTGTCTGCCTTGTCGGCCGCATCGACTGCCAGCTTTTTCTCGTTGAGCTGCAAGCCAGCCTCTTTGATGGCAACCTCGCGCTCTTTGAGTTCCAACTCCTTCTGCTGCATCTGAACAACGGGGTCCTGCGCCTGCTGTTGGGCCTGCTCTTGAGCGGCCTGCGTTTGGCTCTGCTGGAGAACCTGCTGAGAGGCTTGGGCCATCATTCCGGACAGGGCCAACTCGATCTGAGGTGGCAGAGGATCGCCCTCGGGTGGCAAAGGCATGCCCAGCTGCTGTTCGATCTTCTGGCGGTAGGCGAAACCAACGTGCTCGGCGATGTGAGCCATGGCCGCCGCTTGGATCATTGCGGCC